CCATCCTATTTCCCTCATAAATCTTGAATTCATCAAGGCTTCGGACTTCCTTTGCATATATCACTTTTGCAAGGGGATGACGATAGAATAGGTCTATAATGCCTTTATATCCGAGCTGAAACTGAGCGTAATACTGTTTCTTCTTGCTATTGAAATATGGTAATATATATGCGTGCCCCAATGGAGTATTCGGTTCAAGATGAAGTTGAGCGGAAATTAAGGATGCATTCACTATTGACCCGAGCGTGCAGAGCTGAAGTTCAGGGGTTGTCTGAATAGAAGTGAGGATAATTCTTATGAATCGTTCCGCCCATTCCTTGCTTCCGAGAGCGGATTGAAACTGTTTTAGCATATTCTCTGAGCGGAAATAATTCGTGATTGATTTGATATTATTTTCCTTTTGGTTTTGGTTTTGGGTTATTTGATTTTTCACCGTGAATGAAGAAACTTTCTCATTCATTTTTTGCCTCCTTTAAGGTTAATCTATATGAATAGTTTTTTCTAAGGTATTTTTCCGCTATATGCGGAAGTTCCGCACGAAGTTTTTTCGTGTCTATAGTAGATGATTCTACTTTTTGGTATCGCACGATAACATTATCCGCTTTTAGGTATTCACTGGTTCCCATTGCTTTGATTATCTCCAGTTTCAATGCTTCTTTTTGTTCTTCAAGTTCTTTTATGGCACTCTGTAAGTCCTGATATTGCTTTATCAATGTTTTCGTTTCTGGTTCCGCTTCTGCAATAGTTTCTTCTCGTTCAACATAATTGTAATCTTCAATAGTGGTCAATTCTGGAGGAATATCTTTCATAATATTATTTTCCCAGAAATCAATTTCTCTTTCCAGAATTTCTTTCTCCAGTTCATAATCCCGATATATCTTGTAGCAATGGTAAAAGCATCCACTGATTAAAACTGCAATGTAGCTATAAGGAGCGTCAGCGACCATAAGATAATGAGCTACTTGAATCTGATAATCGGGGGGTATGCTATCGTTTTCCCATCCCTTGCCAAAAGGAGAAGTCTTAGCTTCAAACACAAACTGGTTGCCTTCTTCATCAACACCGAGACCATCAAAGTGAGCACCAATGAAACTATATTGCGGATGGTATATAGCTTCTTCTGGTTTTATTACTTCGTATCCTGTATCTTTAATGAACTTCTTTCGCACCACTTCTTCTTGGAGAATACCGAATTCTACTTCAGGCTTATCCGAAATGTCCTTCGGTTCAGCCCTTCCAGTCTTTTCCATCCATAGCTGGTATTTAGTTTTCCATTTTGGGTTTGGAAGCACGATAACAGGAGCGTCTATGCCACCTATATAATTCTTTCTGTCTTCTTTTTCGTCAATATTTATCATTTTATAACTCCTTCAATATTTTATAATATTTAACCATTTTTTCAAACTTAGGATATATTTCCTTAAATGCTTTTATAATGTTAACAGATTGCATTTCTTCATTCGGGATATTATGAAGACGAATAGTTATGCTTTGATTTTCATAAAGTTCACTATTGCTTCCATAATAAGCATCCAATATAATATTACTCATATGTTCACCAATGATAATATTTATTATTATCAGCACATTATCAACATATATTTCTTCAATTATCCTATCATCGTAAATAATAGGTTTTGAAACTATTTGTTTTTCGGTAAGATATTCTTTCAGGAATTTTTTAATTTCCCTTTGTAATTTATCATATTTGTTCATTTTTGTTCTCCTCCTTAATTATTTCCATTAAAACCATTTCTACATAATCTTTTACTTCCTGAAAATTCTCGCACATCGGGTCATTATCTCCAGGATAATGAGTCAATATAGGGTCCAACTTTTTCAGGAAATCACCGTAAGCTGTCTCCACCAAACACCAGGGACAATAAAGTCTCGGCATATTCTCGCCATATGGAGTATACTCCAGAAGACCATCGCTCTCACCGCATACTCTGCAGTGATAATCCTCATCTAATTTCTCTCCACATTCGGGACATATACCATCCTCATACTCATCTCGTTCGTCTATTCCTACTCCTTCCCATATCTGAAAGACACGAGAAGAAGATTTCCACTCGTGGCAATACCAGCAGTAGCCACTCCTTCCTGCATCGTCAATTTCTTTCCATACTCCAGGCATTTTATACCTCCTATCTTATGTATTTATCTTTGTATAATTTTAACATTTTTATGAAGAAGTTGAAACTTTTCTTCATTATCCTTTCAAAGTGCACCATTTTAGCTGGTATTTCTTGCACGGAAAATTCTAATGAAGGACTATCCAAATGATTATTATTGTTCTCATAATCATTATAGATATATCTAATAGTGAGAGAATTCTCATCATAACTTAATATATTGATATTTATGAGTGTATCTTCATATATATACATCAATCTTGAAAATATTGTCTTATCGTCTCTATATTCGTTAATGAATATTGAGTTTTTAGTTGATAGGTAATCTTTTACTCTTTCTACTCTTTTGTTAAAATTGAAATTTAACTTCTCCATCTTCAATCTCCTTATAATTTTTAAGGTAAATGTTTAACATTTCTATAAAAGTATAAAAGCTTTTATTGATAATGTATCCAAACATTACTTTTTCTGAAGATAAGTCCATTATTGAAAAACTTACTACTGGACTCATTCTGAAATTATTATTATTTGAACTATGCCAATAATTATAAAATATTGATAATGTATCATTACTACAATTCGTTAACATTATTTCTATTATTTTATTTTTATATTCGCAAGTCAAATGACAAGAACAATTATCATAACCTTCAACAACTTCAATGTTATTTATTTCTTCAGTTATATTTATCCCTCGCATTTGAAGGAATTCTTTTAATTCTTTGACTTTTTCTTTGAAATCATATTTTAATGCCATTTTATCTCCTTTATTTATTTAATTTTATATTTTCCGTAAAGTTTTATTTTAACTTTATTTTTTACTTCTTTATAGTTTCTTAGATGAACTTTTAACATTTTTTTAAATATCTTTAAATATTGCTTAATAATATTATTAAATGATTCTTTGGTTGGATGCACTTTTAAAATTGAATATTCTATAACTGGACTATTGCTATCTACTATTTTATTCTCGCATTGCCAATAGCTGAAGCCAATTAAAACAGTGAATTCATCATAGGGGGTAATACTGATATTGACGCATTTTTTCATAAGAATGAATTTTATCCTACAATAATAATCATTATCAGCCATATTAAATTCACATTTAATAATTTCATATTTTTGCTTTTTCAAGAATTCAAAGATTTCTTGATATAGTTCTCTATAGTTATATATGGGTTTATAATCTATTTTCATTTTTGTTCTCCTTTATTTTATTTTCATTACCATTATGAAATATGGTTCTATATTCATTGCGATAGTAATATTTTCCTGTATGGCAAACCATATGAAACCATTGTAATAAATCATAGGGTCTCCATATAATATTTCAAACATTATACTTTTAAGTGTCATATCGCTTACTTTTTCTTCTGAAGTTTTATATTCCAGAAACATAGATATAGAGCTAATTTTATTTTTCTCATAAATAACGCAATATTTTACGATAGGATATTGTTCATCATTTCCAAAGAATTCTAAATTGTTTTCATTATTTATATAAAACAACTCATATCCATTTTCAGCCATTATCCTATGAACAGTATTTCTATTGCCATCCAGCATAGATATTATGTCTACTTGAGCTATACAAGGAATTGTTATGAGCATTGCTATTATTATAGCAATTATTGTTATGAATTTATTTCTGGTCATTTTTCCTCCTAAATAACAAATCCAGGGACAGAAACAATTTGCCCCTGTTCGTTTCTCACCGTCTCAGGATGCCCTGTAGCAGGAGCTAACAGGTCATTCCTTCCTATTCTCTTTCCTGCTTCCAGCACCATAGCTGAGACAATATAAAGTTTTCCCTCTTCTGGTTCGGGAAGCCCTTCAATTTCTCCATACTCCACTGTATATATATAGATTTCCTCTTTCAGCAGTTCTGGAGAAGTAGTGAGTGAAAATTGAGCGGAAACCCTTGCCACCGTTCCAGATGGAGGAAATTCTTTTCCGCTGTTTAGTTTTACAATGTGTGGGGTTAAGTTAATTATGGTCAACATTTTACCTCCTTATTGCCATAAATCATATTTTTCTTTTATTACTCTTTTTGAGCAATTGATTAAATCTTTCACCAATTCAAGATTCGTTATTTTCCTTCCAGATTCTATAATCTGAATCGGGGATTCATTGATAGTTCCATAATAGATGGCAAATTTGCCACCATTTTTGTATGCGCACCAGACAATTTTCTTTTCATCTATGGAGAATGTGCCATTAAATTTATTCTCCAGTAAACCCAATCCAAATATATTGTGGTCTGGTAATTTTTCGTATTTTTCTAAGCTAAGCATTATTTTCCTCCTTTTCAATGCTGTAGAAATTAATGTGATTTTCGTCAAAATGTAGTTGTATTGACCCTAATTTACCATTTCTATTTTTCTTTATCAATATTTCTGCTGTATGCTGAAAATCGGTATTTTCATTATAAACTTCGTCTCGGTAAATAAATAACACCTTATCCGCATCCTGTTCAATATTTCCACTATCTCGTAAATCTGAAAGCTTTGGTCTTTTGTCTTCTCGGTCTTCAAGTTTTCGGTTAAGTTGAGCGAGCACCAGAAATGGAATATTTAGGTCTCGTGAAATGTTTTTTATTTCTCTGGATATGGCAGATATTTCTTCATATCTGCTATTATATTTATTATTTGACTTTATGAGTTGCAAGTAATCTATTATCACTAAATTTATATTTATCTTTCTTTTTAATAAGTTGGATACTGAAGATTTTATTGATATAGGAGAAATATTTGCAGAATCGTCAATGTAAATGGGTAAATCATATATATTGTTAATATTATTTGCCAATTCTATTTCAGTTTGACCGCTGAAAACCTGTTCCATAGTAAGATTACTATTCTGAGCTATCAATCTTAGCAATAGTTCACTTTTACTTTGTTCTGCAGAAAATATTGCTACAGACTTATTTTTTCTTGCTAAGTTGCGAGCAATATTTAAAGCGAATGCTGTTTTACCCATAGATGGACGCCCTGCTAATATTATATATTGACCGCCAATTATGTTTCCTATTAACCTATCTAATTCGTAATATCCCGTATTTATCATTATTTGATTTTCTACTGAAAGATTGTCAATATAATCTGCTATTATGTCATTGATATTATAGATATTCTCTGCTGAGGAATGTATATCCAGATTGAGAAATCTATCAATTGTATAGTCAATTAAACTGATTTTAGAATTTTTCATTCCTTTATCTATTTTATTTAATACATCTTGACATAATAACATTATTTGTCTTATATTATATTTTTCCTTAATAATCTTAATATGGGATTTAATATTATAAGCATTGACGGTAAAATCTATAAGATAATTAATATAAGGAATTCCACCAATTTTCCCCAAATATCCCGTTTTCTCCAACTCGTCGCAAAGGATTATGGGGTCAATCTTTTCTCCTCTTTC